AAAGCAGCCAAGCGCCTGAGAAAGATAATGAAGGAAATCCCGCCAAGTTTCGATATCATTGTCCGGATAGACGCCGAGAAGTTCGGTGCCATTTGGCAGAACTTCAATTTCTGCTTGCGTCTGTGCAAGGCTGACCTTGCAGTCGTTACACATGATGTTTAGAAAATCATATGGATAACCGCTGGACTGTTCTTTTTTATAGGCTTTTTCAAAGCGCAGCATTCCATCATAGGCCTTGAGTTCCAGCGTCCGTATTTTCCGGTTTGCCTCCGCCACATAAAAGATTCCCATCGGGATATCCTCGACATTCCCATCCGGAAGTGCCATGTGGAAATCCAATGCAATCTGTGCGTCCTCTAATGAGTAACGGTCAACGTCTGAGAAAAGGGATATGCCAAGTTCCGCAGAATAGACGGAGCCGAGCTCTATTTCAGATGTCCCGGAGCACTGTCTTGTAATATAGCCGGAGCCCTTGACAATGTCCTTATTGACAAACGGATAGTTTTTCCCGGTTGCTGTGGTGATGTTCCCAGACCATGTAAAGGAGCGGGCATTTTCTTGTACTGCTGTCTTGTATAGATCAGATACGGGATACATAGCGCCGCTCCTTTCTCATCAATATTCCTTCAGTTCAAAGCTGACTTTCCATAGTCCTTTTCTGCTGGTGTCGTGTGCAAGGGAAGCTTTGAAACCGTCGATGTACATTTCTCTGGTCTCCCTGACCATTGTTTCTGTATTAAAAAAGTTGACTGCGAGCTTTGGCTTCCCACGCATCGCGGACAGCTTTTTAAGCCACGCCGGTGATACCTGAAAGGAGACGGATATCTGGGCAACACCGGATCGCACGATGTCGCGCTGAGTCGTACCGGCTTCCGTTTCCCCGGAACTGTCTGCCTCCACATCGGAAAGCGCCAGATCATAGGAAACAGGAAGCGGCATGTCTGTGCCATCGATATTTAAATATTGTGTAAATGCCATCATCTGCCTCCTGACCGGAGCGCCATCCGCTGCTGGGCGGTAATAATAGTTTCATCCAGCAGGGTTCCTCCAAGGTAAACTGGAATGGTAATGTCACCTCCGCCGCCCACATTTTCAAGAGCTGCAGAGAGCGCGTTTACCATCGTGCCGGTCTGGCTTGCTACGGCATTCTGAATCATGGCCTGCAGGGACGAAACGCCGACGACGGCTTCCGCACCGGCCTCACCTCCGGCAAGCAGGCTGTTTCCGCTCATCCCGAAGATGGTCGGTGAATCCAGAATCATGCCGTTTCCCATTGCCTTCTTATACCAGTCCACAGAGAAATGCGGGATGGACGGCGGGTCGAGCGAGAAGCTGCCGGAAATAGAAAAGTGCGGCAGCTTGATCTTCGGCAGTTCCCAGTTGAAATTGAAGATGCCCTTGAGCTTATCTACAATCCCGGATACAAAGCTCCAGATGCCGTTGAACACGCTGCTGAACACATCCTTAATGCCGTTCAGAATTCCGGAGATCGTGTTGTGGATTGCGTTGAAGGCTGTGGAGATGCCGGTCTGCATGGCATTCACCACGCCCATGACCACGCTCTTGATGCCGTTCCAAACAGTGGTGAAAACCGTATGGATTGCATTGAAAACCGTACTGGTAACCGTTTGGATGGTATTCCATGCCGTTGTAATAAAGGTCTGAATTGCGCTGACCACTATGGTTACTACCGTTTTTATGGCGTTCCAGATGGTAGTGACAACGACACTGATCGCCGTCAGAACGGTTGTAATGATCGTCTTGTAAATTTCAAAGTAGGTCGTCACGACGAGCTGAATCGCGGTAAAGATGGTTTCAAAGAAAGTCTTGATCCCGCTCCAGATCGTAGAGATTACCATCTGGATTGCCGTCATGACAGTTTCAACCGTAGTCTTGATGGTATTCCATGCATTCGTCAGGAACGTGCCGATGGCTGTGACGACGGTTGTAAATACCGTCTGGATTTCCTGCCAGATGGTGACGAAGAAATCTTTGATTGCCGTGAACACAGTAATGACGGTCTGTTTGATACCTTCCCATAGGTCAATCCAGAACTGCCGGAAGCCGTCGCAGTTATTCCAAAGATAAATGAATGCCGCGACCAGCGCAGCGATTGCCGCAATAATCAGGATGATCGGGTTTGCCAGCATGACTGCGTTCAAGGCCCCGAACACCGGAGTAAGGGTTCCGATGACGGAGGTGATGGTACCGACTGCCGAGATGACCTTGCCGATGACCACCAGAAGTGGCCCGATTGCAGCTGCAATCAGCGCGACCTTGATGATGACCTGCTGTACCGGTTCAGGGATGCCGCTCCAGATCTGCGAGAATGATTTCAGGGCATTGGAGATGTCCTTCAGCACCGGCGCAAGGGCGGAAGCAAGGCTGTTTCCGATGTCGGCACCGGTTTCCTTCAGGGAGTTCATGGTCATCTTGAACTGGTCAATCGGGTCGAGCGTTTCATTGAAGGTGTTCTCGACGCTCCCGGAGAAGTTGCCGAGGGAGCCGGACAGATTGTCAAGGTTCAGTTTTCCCGTTGCGCAGGCATTGTAGATTGCTGCGCCTGCCTTACTTCCGAAAAGGTCATAGGCTGCCTGCAGCTTTTCCGTTTCAGAGCCGTTGCCCTTCATGGTGGTGGAGAAACCGGCAATCGCCTGATCCAGCGTCTTGCCGTCTTTCGTCGCGTTCTTCATTGCAGTCTTTAGGCCCATCATGGCTGCCGAGGTATCAAGACCGGACATCTCGACCATGCCCATGAAGCCTGCGGCCTGCTGTGAATTCAGCCCCAGCTCTTTAAGCTGCACCGCGTTTGTCTGCAGGGCGGAAGCCAGCGTATCCATGTCGATGCCGGTTGCCTGTCCGGTCGCGTTCATGGCATCCAGCAGATCGCCTGCGTCCGAGGCATCCTGTCCGAAGGCATTCAGTACGCCGGAGACATTATCCACGGAGGTGGAAACATCCGTATTGTTCAGGTCAGCAAACTTGATGAATTTCCCGGAGAGATCGTCCAGCGCCTGTCCGGTCAAGCCAAAACGTGTGTTGACTTCACCGACAGCGGCACCGGCGGTCTCAAAGTCGGTCGGGATTTCCGTTGCAAGGTCTTTGACGGTCTGGTTCATGTCTTCCAAGGTCTGACCGGTCGCGCCGGTTTTCTGCTCGACGATATCAAGACCGGAATCCACCTCGCTGAAAGCAGCCAGAGAGGCCGCGCCGACCGCCACAATCGGAGCCGTCACGTGTGTGGTCAGTCCTTCACCGACCTCGGAGATTTTGCCGCCAACCTCCTGCATCTTGCTGCCAGCCTGTTTCAGGGTGGCGGATACGCTGGTGTCGGTTTTCTTGCATTGCTGCTCCAGACCTTTAAGTTCCTGCTCGGTGGCGATGATCTCACGCTGCCATGCATCATACTGTTCCTGCGTGACGGAGCCGTTTTTCAGGCCCGCGTCCATCTGATCCTGCACGGATTTTAACTGCGTGAGTTTCTCTTTTGTCTCGCCGACTGCCTGTGACAGGAGTTTCTGTTTTTGCGAGAGCAGCTCGGAATTGGTAGGGTCAAGCTTTAACAGGCGGTTGACGTCCGTAAGCTGCGACTGTGTGTTTCGGATCTCTTTGTTGACGCCGGAGAGGGCTTTGGAAAGGCCGGTCGTATCGCCGCCGATTTCCACTGTGATTCCTTTGATTCTGTCAGCCATGCGATGACCTCCTTCCCTTGGTTAAAATTGATCCATCTGTTCCTGCGTTGCTTTTGCGGGCCAGTCGTAGCTGTCATTACTCATTTCCGAGTACATGTCATTGACTGTACCGATGGTGAGCAGGTCGAGCTCGGAAATAGAAAGCCCGATTTGCACACAGCGGAGCAGGAACAGTGGCGTCGTCATTTCGCGTTCAGTTTCATAAGGTTTTTTTTAGACTCGACCTCCGTCTCCACATTCAGCCCCCACAGCGAAATGATCTGCGGCAGGATTTCATAAATGGAGAAGGTATTGAACTCATCAAGCCATTCCTCCGGAGTGTCCGGGATATCCGGATTCTTATGCTTGGCCATAAGCCAGGCGATGTTCTCGAAAAGCTCCAGACTGAAGGTATCCAGATCCGATTCCTGCGGATTGGCTTCGTCGATGCCTTTCTGCAGCTGGTTCAGATCCTTGTAGATATCCCGGTGGAATTTGTTCCTGTACAAACGAGGAATGGCGGCAGAGGCACGGAATTCGACCGGCTTGCCGTCAATCTCGATGGTTTTTGTAACTGCCATAGTGCTGCCTCCTTATGCTGTCTGCGAGCTGGTCTTGGAAGACGTTGTCGCAGTGGTGCTGGTGCTTGTGCTGGTACTGGCGGCGGCGGTCGTAGTGGTGGTCTTATCCTGCGGTTCATAGACCTTGGTGTACCAGTTGTTGTAGGTTTCCTCGCTGGTGTTCGTACCGGTTTTGACCTTTACCAGCCCGCTCGGAAGCGGCGAAACAGTAAGCGAGAGCTTCTCCGTCTTGACTTCCTTCTTGTCCTCTGTGGTATCGCCCTCCATCGAAGGTCTGGTCGCGCTGCAGTAATACAGGCAGTGGCGGATCTTCCGCTGGTCGCCGGAGAACTCAAAGAGCAGAGCAAAATGCTCCGGCTCCACATCCTTGTTTTCCACCAGCACGCCATTGGCATCTTCGGTTTCATGCAGGACATCCACAAGAAAGCTCTCCGGGATGAGCGCAAGCTCGAAGTCGCCGGAATAACCGTTATTGTTGCTGACCATGTAATACACGGAATCATCCGCGTAGAACGGGTCGTTATCGCCCTCTGCATCCAGTGAAAGGCTCACGGAGCCGGGCATGCTGACAGGCGTCCCGAAGGTGACCTTGCCATCCTCGTCAATCGTGACAAGTGCGTAGTGACAGTTCTTAAGACCGAACTTCACTTTGTTTTTTCTGTTAGCCATAGTGGCATCCTCCTTTAAATCTCAGTTTGATAGAGCACTTCATACATCTTCTCGGAATCAATCCAGACCTCGGATTTCTCCCACGGAATTTCATGGGCGGTCAGGATATCCTCCAGTTTTTCTTCCAGCTCCGGGTCTTTCTTATCCGTGTAGAGTTCCATGTTCAGCTGGCTGATTTTGAAATACACGCTGTTGTCTGCGAACATGTTGTCACTGCCCGGAAAGAGAAAAATAAGGAAGGGCGGCTCAGGAGACTCACCTTCGGCGAAATGGTCGTAGGCAAGAGGGAGTCCCGCTTCCTTTAACATGTTGGTTATGTCGTCATAGGTCATACTCAGCCGCCTTTCAGTTTCTGTTCGATGGTTTTTACAAGCGTTTCGTTGCCGCGCTGTTCGGCAGGCGCGATGTGAGGCTTTCCCTCGACACGGCCTCCGCCGCGTTTGGCGTGTCCGTTCTCAAGCAGGTGCGCAATCTGGTATCGGTTCCTCGAATGCACCACAAGGTCAATGCTCTCGGAATCCTCGTGGACATTTTTTACCGACCAGCTTTTCTTGTACTTTCCGGTATCGACGGGAGCGCCAGATTGGATGTCCTTACGGACAGAAGCCGCCGTATCCTTTACGGCATCCTTCATGTCGTCGGTTGCGAGCTTTGAATATTTTTGAAGCTCCTCCATGATTGCGTCGTCCATTTCGCTGATCGGTATTTTTCTGCTCATGTTTTTTTCTCCAGCTTGCAGTTGAATTTAAGGCTGTTCCGCTTGCAGCCCATCGGGTTCACATAGGTGATGTTGTAGATATGGCCTTCCGCGATGATCCGGTATTTTGTGGATTCCACGGCGGCAAGCTCGGAAGAGTACCGGCAGGTAAAGTCAAGGGATTCTTCCGGGTTAACAACAACGCCTTCGGATTCCGAACCGGTGCTTGTGCCGACTGTTGCCCAGCAGGAGCAGTAATCCGTCCAGCCGTTGGTGTGGTTTCCGTATTTGTCAACGGTGACCGCGCTTTTCTGAAAAGTGATTTTTGTCCGCATCGCGCCGATATTCATCAGAAGCCCTCCTTCCGCGTGCCAAAGAGAAGGGAGCGCAGCGTCATGTTGAGGGCATGGTGGTCGGCTTCCTCCCGGTGCTCGTAGAGATAGGCCACGGTGTAAAGGATGGCCACCCGGATGCGGATCAGGGCTTTTTCCTCGTTTGCCATAAACTCCTCGTCGGACTGTCTTGTGATGTCCTGTACCTGCTTTGTCGCCGCAGAAATCAGGCTTTTTATCAGCTCGTCCTCGTCACCGGTGGTGACCCGGAGATAGGCTTTTGCTTCCTCAAGAGTTACTTCCATCGTCCGCCTCCTTAAAAAGAAACCGCCTGCAGGAAGGTTAATTCCTGCAGACGGCTGGTTACGTTAGCTGCCATTTTGATCAGGCACCGGCCTTGACGGACAGTCCCTTCACGGCCTCCGGCAGGATGAGCTTGCCGTCGATGCGCTCAGAGGCAAGGAAGCCAATCTGGCCGTTTGCCGCGTAGAGCTCGGAGAGGCGCTTGAAGGAACGTCCCTGACGCTCGGCGATCCAGTAGTAGGAGAAATCGCCGAACAGAATTGGTACATTGCCTGCAACCAGCTCCGGCGCATAAATCGAAGTCTTATAAGGACGGTTCAGGATCGTGTCGGGCTGACCGACGACAACAGACGGCTGCCAGATGTAATTTCCGTTGTTGTCCTTAATCTTGCGGAGCGCCTTGATGGTGGTGTCGTTCAGAATCCAGATGGCCTTGCTCCTATAAACGGAACGCAGGGAGTGGAACACATCCATGATGTTGTCAAAGGAAACCGTGCTCCCGGTAATCTCTGTGGTCGCGCCTTTGGTAGCCGCCACCTTGGTGAAGATGCCTTCCGGCTTCTTGCTGCCATCGCCGGTGAGGAATGCTTCTTCCTCCGCAGCGCCGATCCTGCGGCCAAACTCCGATGCAATGTAGGTCTCGAGATCGAAAACGGAATCGTTCATAAGTTCCTCGGATACCTTGATTGCCGTGCCCAGCTTGTAGGCTGAGAGGCTGATCTGGTCGAAGGTGTCATCGGATTCCGGGTACAGGCCGTTTTCCTCCATCCATGCCGCCGTCCCGTGGGAAGCAACGACCGGGATGGTGTGCGTGCCGCTCTGGGTCTGAATGACCGTCGCAATCGTGCGGAAGAAATTCTCCTCCTGCAGGGCGTCAATCAGACGCTTCTCATATTCATCCGGGACAAGGTAGCCGCCATTGGCGTCGGTGCCGATTTCCAGCACATCCTTTACGTCGTAGTAGTTGCGCTTGCGGATGTTGTTCCAGAATGCCGCCTTGTATGCCTTGGAAGCGATGCCGGGCTTGTCGTCCGGTTCATTCTTCGCGCCGGGTTTGCCGGTAAGCGGAGCAGAGGTCGGAGCAGAGAGCATCTTGTCGATCTCTTCCTGACGCTGCAGACGTTCAATGTCGTGTGTAAAGTCTGTGACTTCCTTTTCCATCTTGTCGTAGGTCGCGGCATCCTCTGCGGAAACCATGCCGCCGTTCTGAGAGTGTGTATTCAGGAATGATTTTGCTGCTTCCCATGCCTTCGCTCTCTTGTCCATAAGTTCCATAATCTGAGTCATAATAAAAATCCTCCTTTAATGTGCGAGAAGCGAAAGGCGCTTCTCAAGATCGATAACGGGTACCATGTGTTTATCTGCTTCCGGCTTTTTCTTTGGAATCAGCCTTGAGAGCAGTGAATCTGTGACAGCCTTGCGGGAGAAAAGCATCTCTATGGTGTCGTCTTCTTCCGGCAGCGGGTTCTCACCGCCAGCGAAAAGAACCTCATCCGCAAAGCCGAGCTTCCTGGCCTCCTTGGCATTCATCCAGGTTTCGGCATCCATGAGCTTTGAAATCTTCGCGCGGGAGAGCCCGGATTTGATTTCATAGGCGTTCATAATAGATTCCTTGACCTCTGACAGCATGTCGATGGCCTTTTGCATTTCTTCGGTATCGCCAATGGCGATGGTCGCCGGATTGTGAATCATCAGCATGGCCACGGGGCTCATACAGACCTTGGTTCCGGCCATAGCGATGACGGATGCCGCAGAAGCGGCAAGCGCGTCAATCTTGACCGTGACATTGCCCTTGTAGTCCATGAGCATGTTGTAGATTTGCGCAGCAGCAAAAACATCACCGCCCGGACTGTTGATCCAGAGG